AACGCCCGCCAGACCGATGCCTTGATTGGCGACTGGCTGGCCGATCATCTGGGCCAGGCCGCGTGGTGGCCACTGCCACAGTACGCCGTTCATCTCACTGAGAACGCTGAGGAGGGCGCGCTGACTCTCGGGGTGTCGGAGGCTGACTGGCGGCGCTTTGTCCCACCGGCTGCTGCGCTGCGGCTGACCTATGACGGCGTGCAGGGCTGGGACAGCGACGAACGCTGGGTGCTGATCATTGCGCCCGAGGGCTGGCAAGTCGCCCAACTCAGCGACGTGGAAACCGATCTGCTGTGGCTGGCCGAACCCTTGGCGCGTGCTGCCGGAGCCGGTAGCAGCGTGATGCCGCTGGTGTGGGGCTGCGCTGTCGATCCGGCGGACTTGACCCAGTGGGTGCCGGGGATGGTCGGCGGCAGCGTCACCACGACTGTCACGCCCGCGCAAACGCCGGACATGGATGCACTCGACGACGCGTGGCTCGACGAGATTCCGGTCTGGCCAGATGGCAACTGGCGTGACGATCCGACGGCCGTAGCTCTTGCCACGATCACCCGACAAGACTTCTCGCCTGCAGATCCGTGGGTGCGCCGGGACGATCCCTGGGCGACGACAGCTTTGCAACGGCGCTATCTGGCAAGCTCACTCGATGAAATCGAGATCTGGCGGGCGCGGCTATGGCGCACCCAGGGGCGTCTGGAAGCCTTCTGGCTGCCCGATAGCTTGGCCCCGATCCTGTGGGTGAACGTCGAAGCCGATCCTGAGGATGGCTTCCTGCGCATGGATGGCAAAGACATCTCGGCGTTCTGGCATCGCCCCGCCGCCTGCTTGATCGTGCACCCAGACGGCTATCGGCAGTACGCCCTGACGGCGACCTGCCATCTGGATCAAGGCGGTGTGCTGGTGCTGCGCTCTGGCCTTGACGACTGGGTGCCCGCAGGCAGCCGCGTCATTCGCCTCGTGCGCTGCCGCCTCGACCACGACGCCGTCGATCTGTACTGGCACAGCCCGACGCTGCTGGAGATCACCTTGACCGCGCGCCAGTTGCCCGAACCGCGCGGCAATGACCGTCAAACCTACGAGGGAGAGTAAGCACGATGAGCCAGAACCCATTGCTGGAAGTCGAGCTATACGCCTTCGCCAGCAACAGCGCGCAGTTCTATCTGACGCCGCACGAGTTCGATGTTGATCTGGATGGCAACCTCTACAAGAGCCTGGCCTTGGAACGCAACGAACTGGCGCTGGGTGCTGAAGCTGCGAAGGCTGGCTTGGATCTGAAACTGCCGCCGAACTGTGATTTGGTGCGCCACCTGCTCGCCAACTCGCTGACCGGCGACACTACCTCGATCACCCTGCGCATCGGACGGCGCGATACCTGGGGCGACTACTGGTGGATCTCCGGCACGCGCTGGATGGGCCGGGTGCTGGGCGTCGAAGTCGCCGACGATGTGGCTCGCGTTCGCTGCGAATCCGCGCAAGTCAGTCTCAAGCGTATCGGGTTGCGGCGGCTCTACAGCCGCAAATGTTCCCACGTGCTGTATTCGGCTGCCTGTGGTGCCTCACCGATTTCTGCCAGCGCCTTGGTGAGCAACAGCAATGGCCGCAACGTCGATCTCGACGGTGGCACGCCCGGCAGCGTCAGTGGTGGCTTGGCCGGTGGCTGGCTGCAAACCCCGGAAGGTGCCCGCCACATGATCGTCAATGATTACGGTGGCGGCGTCGAGTTGCTCTATCCGGTCGCCATTGAAGCCGGTACCGAGGTTCTGCTGACGGTCGGCTGCGATCACAGCACGGCCACGTGCGTGTCGCGCTTCGGCAACCTCGACAACTACGGCGGCTTTCCCGCCATCCCGAGCAAAAACCCGTTCTCGACGGGCGTGTTCTGAATCCCTGGAGAAATCGCCATGTGGTACCTCGTCGTCATCGTGGTGGCGGCGCTGGTTTCGGTCGCGCTCGCGCCGAAACCGCCCGAACCCAAACCGGCGTCCCTGTCTGACGTCGATGCCCCCACCGCAGAAGAAGGCCGACCGATTCCCGTCGTGTTCGGCACCGTGCTGCTGCGTGGCTCCAACGTCGTCTGGTATGGCGACCTCGAAGCCGACCCGATCAAGAAGAAAGGTGGCAAGAAATGACCACTCAGACCGTCATCACCATCGATCACGTGCGCGCCGTGGGCCTGTGCGTGAACGGCACGCGCACTTGGTTTGCGCGTCACGATCTGGATTTCCGAGCCTTCCTGCGCGATGGCTGTGATGCCGAAACCTTGCTGGCCACTGGCGATGCAATGGCACAACGTGTGGTCGATCACGCCCGCAATCGATCCAGCCAGCGGGAGCAAGGCTGATGGGTGGCAGCAGCAAGAAGCAAACCGTTGGTTATCGCTACCGGATGGGTCTGCATCTGGCCCTGTGCCAAGGCCCGGTCGATGCCGTGCAGGAGATTCAGATGGGCGACCGTACCGCGTGGGGTGATGCCGACCGTGCGCCGCTGTCCAGCGGGCATGGCCTGACCAGCCTCTCTATCAACAAGCCCACGCTGTTTGGCGGCGACGAGCGCGAAGGCGGCGTGGTCGGCACCATCGATGTGCTTTCTGGTCATGCCGGACAAGGACGTAACGACTATCTGATGAGCCGCCTCGGCAGTTCCATTCCGGCATTTCGGGGCGTGCTGTCCTTGGTGGCACGCAAGATCCTGTTCGCGGCCAACAACCCCTACATCAAGCCATGGGCGGTACGGGTGCGTCGCTTCACGGCGGGTTGGTTCGATGCGCCGTGGATGGAGTGGAATGCCGAAGTCCGCACCTGGGATGAGGACGAAGGCCAGGAAATCAGCATCGGCATGAACCCGGCGCACATCCTGGTGCAGTGCCTCACCGATCCGCACTGGGGCATGGGCTATCCGCAGAGCACCATCGGCTGGAGTTTCTGGAACGCGGCATGGGCTTTGTCGAGTGAGGGCTTCGGCCTCAATCTGATCTGGACACGGCAGCAGCCCATCGAGAGCTTCATCGGCCAGGTCATCGACCACATTGGCGGCATCCTCTACACCGATCCGGAGCAAGGCACGTTTGAGCTCAAGCTGCTGCGCGACGACTATTGGATCGACAGCCTGCCGCAGTTGGGGCCTGACGAAATTGTGCGGCTGGAACGCTTCGAACGCGCCCAGTGGGGCGAGCTGCCCAATGAACTGACCGTGGTCTACACCGACTGGCAGACCGGCGGTGATGCTGCCGTCACGGTTGAGAACCTGGCCGCCATCCAGTTGCAAGGCGGCGTGATCAATCAACGCCGCGACTACCCGGGCGTTAACTACGGACCACTGGCTGCGCGACTGGCCTTGCGTGACCTGCGCGCCTTGGGTTCGCCGCTGGCCCGGATGAGTCTGACGGTTGCACGCGACACGCTGGAGCGTGCGCCGCTGCCGGGTGATGTATTTCTGCTGAACTGGCCGCGCTTGGGTGTTGATCAGATGGTGGTGCGCGTCACCGGCATCGACACCGGCACCTTGGGCGCGGCCGAGTGGCGCATCGAAGCCATGGAAGATGTGTTCGGGATGAGCAACACCGTGCTGTCGCCCCCGCCACCGCACGTCGAGGAGCCGCCCATCGAACCTTTGCCGCCCGCCGTGGTGCTGGCCGTCGAGGTGCCGTATTGGGAACTGGCCCGGCGCTTGTCGCGGGCCGATCTCGCGTTCCTGACCGACACAGACACCTATCTCGGCGCGCTGGCGGCCGCAGGCGGTACCGGGCAACTGAACTGGCAACTGGCCACCGGTGCTACGAGCGGCGATCTCGCTGCCGTCGTGGGTGAGGACTACGCGCCACTGCTCACGCTCAATGCCGTTTTGCCTGCGAGCGAGGTTGATGCCGTTGGTGTTCCGGTGACGGCCATCAGCCAGCCGGAGAGACTGGCCGTGGGCGACTACGCCTATCTGGTGGCGGCCAATGGGGCAATTGCAGAGGCCGTTGCCGTCCTGGCCTTTGATGCTGCCAACGCGACCATCGATCTCGCACGCGGCGTGCTCGACACCACACCCCAAGCACATGCCCCGGGGACTCGGTTGATCGGTGTCGGCGAATGGCTGGCATCCGAAGGCGCGGAGCGGGCCCCGGGCGAATCGGTGTTCGTGGGCGCGATCCCTCGCACTTCGACCGATCAGGGCGATCCTGTGTTGGCTGCCAATGGGCAGCCGATGGTGCTGGCTGGTCGGCAGGCTTTGCCGTATCCACCCGGTCGTATCCGCCTCAATGGCCAGACCGAGCCTGTCGTAGTGGCCGGTGACCTCACCGTCGCGTGGGCCCATCGCGACCGCACACAGCAGACCGCCTATCTAGTGCAGCAAGACGAGGGCGATATCGGGCCAGAACTGGGCGTGACCTACACGGTGCACATCCGCAATCGCAACAACGTGCTGGTTCGTACTGAGACGGGGCTGCTCGGCACCGCCTACATCTGGACGGCAGCAGTGGCCGCGCTGGATGCCGGTGCGCTGGGCGACCGCATCACGGCGGAGATCAGTGCCGTGCGCGATGGTTTGAGTAGCTGGCAGCCGCAGGTGCGGATCATGGATCGCGCGGGCTACGGCCTGCGCTGGGGGCAGTATTGGGGAG